GCACTTGGGCGATGATCGCGTTGCGCTCCATTGTCCTTGCCAAGGAAAGGTTGTGCATGGCGCGGATGGCGAGCGCGACCTTGCTGACGTAGCTGACTTCCGGCTCCGGCAGCATGGGCTGGCCCATTGCGTCCATCTGGATCGCGTCCTGCGGCGGCGGGGGAAAATGGCCGTTGCGGATAAGGATGCCAAAGACTCCGCGCAGCATGGGCGAAAGAAGTTCGGTCGTCTTGCGGGTGAACGAGGGCGAAAACTGCACCAGCTTTTCACTGGCTCGCTCGGCCACTTCGGTCGCGGTCATGTTGGCCCGTTCCAGCGAGGCGAACATGCGGAACATGTCCACATGCATGGCCACGTTGATCGCGTTGGTCTTGCGGGCCTCGCGGTCGAGTCCGATGGAATAGTCGCCCGCGGTGGCCCACTCCTGCGGCAAAGCGTTGGGCTGGGTCGGGTCGTAATAAGTGACGCCCCCAGAGCGCAAATCGACTTCCCCTTCGTGCGTAGCGGGCATGAGGAGACGAGGGAACGCTTTGATCTCGGAGAGGGCGTCAAGTTGCTTGGCTAAAAAGTTGAGTTGGCGGGCTTCGGGTAGCGCCATCCATGCCGGAGATACTCCGTAAACGCCCTGCTGGCTTTTAACGTGGCGACCGGCGAAGAAAGGTTTCTCGTCGTAGCCACTGTTACGGCAGACATGCTTGTTGCTCTGGTCAACGTAGACGCTGGCCCAAGGCTTGTTCGGGCCGTCAGCCTTGTTGCGGTCGCGGTCGTTGTCTTCCCGTTTGTAGAGAGCATGAACGAAGCGATGCTTGACGGTGCCGCCCTTGCCGGTGCGCCGGATCTCGGCCAGCTTCTTCTGCATGGCGGGCGCAAGGTTGTCTTCGCCAAACTTGTCCGCGGCTTGCAGGACAGTCAGTTCCAGTTCGCGGAAGACGGTGTCGATCAGTCCCTCGTCGTTCTCGGCCAGTGAGTAGGTGCCGATGTCGAACTTGTGGAACACGAGCGGATGGCTGGTGCCACTCTCGACAAACATGCAGTAGGTTCCAAAGACGCTGTCGTCGTAGTAGAGTTCGTGAATCTCGGTGTAGAGATTGCTGGTGGCCAAAAGCAACTGGGTCATCTCGGAACACTTGGCATACCACTGCTTGGCCTTGTCGCTCATCACGCCCTTGGGCGGCTCGTAGACAAACCACCGCGAGTCGGCAGGCGTGATGTAGGCAAGCTGCCCATTGGCCAGCGTGGCCGCGGCTTGGACGGCGCTCGTATCGAAGAGGACGTCGTAGCGCGAAGAATCCGGCACACTGCGCTTACTGCTGATCTCGGCTTTGCGCGGCAGAAAATACTCGGCCAACTCCTGCCAATGCGTGTCCCATGAGGCACGCTCGGAACCCAAGTCTTGGTTGCGGGCAAGAACCCAGTCAGCGAGTTGGACGTTGTCTTTCATTTACCAAAGGTCGGGATCGTGGGTTGCGGCGATGAGAAGCATGATGCCGGTCGAAACAACGGCGAGGTGATAGACGAGCGGTTCCATGTGGTTATCCAAGGAGACTGCGCCCCCCCAGTCGCCCGCCGCCGGTCGCGGGGTTGTAGCCTCCGGTGTTGCCCGCCAAGAGGCTTCCGCGCATGGAGGACTTGCGGACACGCTTGTCGCCCTGCTCGCCAGTCTTGCTGAAATCTTGTGCGGCAGGCCCAATCATGGCCTGCGTGCGCTCGGCGCTTTCTTGAATTTCGCGGATTTTCTGCGCCTGCTCGGCCAAGCGGCGGTTGTATTCAGCCACCATAGCCGCTTGCTGCGCCGCTTGCTCCTGCGCTTGCCGCGTGGCCTCGCGCTCGGCAGCTTCTTGCCGCGAGCTTTTGCCAGTCGCGTTGTAAGAACGACCGACGTTGATTTCTGGCCCCTTCCAGCCCATTAGCCCAAAAGACTGTTGCCCGTCACGGGGTTGCTGTAGCCGCCCGTCTCACCGGCCAGCATGGACTTGCGGACGCCGTCGCGCCGCGCCGCGGCTTGGCGGGCCTGCTGCTGGGCATCGCTCACGCTTTGATCGACGCGCTCCGGCATGGGGGCCGGTGCGGGCGGCGGCTCCGGCATCTTGGGCATGGGAGGCATTTCAAACTTGGGCATGGGCGGCGGTGTGCCACCTCCTCCACCGCCGAAGTGGCAGCGGCAGATGAGGTCAATCTTGGACGAGTTGTAGAAGCGCATATTTTTGGATGAGTTTGTCGGTCGAAAAGAAAGTCAGCGGATGGCCACTCCTCTCCCATGCGATGAGCGGAAGATAAAACGGTATGTGGCGCAATAGTTTTTTGACTAAACCCGCAAGACCTTGATCGTCGGCCAAGGCGAAAGCGTAGACATACCATGCGTCCCAGTCCTTGCGCTGGAAGCCACACCAGACGTCGTTGATCATCTCTTGCGGTGCGGCACTGCACACCGGACGCCCCATCATCACATACTCCGGCGTCGAAAAAAAACAGCCGTGCGCCAAGTGCGCGAGCATGTCTTCCTCAAACGTCCGCGGGGAATCCGCGGTGTAAAGCATCTTGCACTTTTCGATAGGCGTCATCGTCGCACGATTGTCCTGCGGTTGAAGTCCAAGTCGCGGATGCCGGTCGTCACCACGGTCGGACGCGGCTTGGCAAAGCCGGTCTTGAGCATGCCGGACATCTCGGCCTCGGCTATCATTCGCAAGGCGTCCGCGGCGTGGCTGGCCCAGTTATGCACTGGCTCGTTGACCACAATGCCCGTCGCGCTGCTGCGCTTGTAGGCGTAGTTGGCCAGTGCGTCCAATCCACGCTCGCAGGCAGGCAAGCGGAAGCTGAAGCGCGGGAACATTTGCAGGCAGGCATTGATCCCGATCCAGATGTCATGCGTCCGCGGCAGGACGCGCACGTTGGCCAGTCCGGCCTCGGTGTAGACTTGGGCGTCAGCCTTGCCGCTGGTGCGAGTCGCCGCGGCATCGTGTGGCAGGAAGTGCGCCCCGTAGCTGTAGCCCTTGGCCAACATGTGGCCGACGCGCTGGACAGGAGTCATGTCCATGTCCATGTCGCAATCGATCACGCGGATCTCGTTGCCGCCGATAATCTGAAAATACCAGACCACCGTATTGACCGGACTGCCAAGATCCCACGCGGTATGCACCAAGGTCGAATTGTCGGTCTTGAAGGCGCTGATCGCACCGGAGGCTCGCAACTTGTCCAGTTCGCCCGCGTAGATCGCGCCCTCGACCGGCGATTTGAAGCACTCGTCGAGTGTCGTCGGGAACTCGCGGAAGATAAAGAGGCCAAGGTCGCGGGACTGCCGGTCATACCAGAGGCGCTGCTGGTCACTAAAAGTGTGGCCTGTTTGTGACTGCATCTGGTCAAGGTATTGACTGATGGCTGGACTAATCGTGGCCACATCGCCCTCGACCACATAGGTCGGGTCTTTCCACCACGGGAAGAAAACAACGCGCCAATCCTTGTCCGTCTTGGCCGCTTCCGGCGTCTCCAGCGCCCCCTTGACGATTTCCCATAGGTGGCCCCCTCGCCCGCCCTTCCAAGTGGTTTCAATGATGATCCGGCCATGCTCGGCGCTGGGGATCGCGCCGGTCAGAATCTCCTCACTGCGCCGCGGGTCGTCCGCTTGGATCACGCCCCACTCGGAGAGGTGCAGCCAGTTGTTCGTGCCGCCACGCGCTCGCAGACCCGCAAAGAACGACGAGGCCGCGTTACCCGCCACACTCACCTCAAGGATGCTGCCACTGTCCCTCACCCGCTCAATGTGCTGCAAGGTGCCGCTGGGGAGATTGTCCACCGCTACTTTGGCAATAGTGGCCAATTTGCGCTCGGCATCCGCGGCGGTCTGATCGACCAAAGAGCATTGGGTGCCAGCGTTCCAAAGCATTTGATCGGTCAGCAGGACGTCGAGCGCGGTGGACATGCCCAGACGCCGCGCCTTCAAGATGATCAGTCGCTTGACGCCCTCTTTGAACAGCATGTCGTAGACCCGCTGCTGCTCGGCCCGCGGGGCGAACTTGATGATCCGCCCGTCGTCAGCCCGCTTGATGTGATACAGATTGCGTAGCCGCCAAAGCGGGTTCGCAAGGTCGTTAGTCGATGACATCCGGTGGCGGGATCAAGCTGGCCAATTCTTTTTCAGTGAGTTCCTCGACGCCTTCGATCTCGCCTGCGTCGAAGGCGGCGGCGAGGTCGGCTTGCCAGAGGCAGCGGAAGGCGAGGCGTCCGTCTGTGAGCGGTTGGCCGGTGATCGTGCCGTCTGTGAGGCTGGCGGCACGGATGCGGGTCTTGGCGGCGTCGTCATAGTGGCCACCGATGGTGAGGATGCTGCGTCCGGCGTCGGGCAGTTCTTGGCCATACTGCGCGAGGAGGTCAGGGAACATCGTGCCTACCGCTTCGGCGGGCACGGCGATGATGCGTTCGGTGGTCTCGAAGTTGCTCATGGGAGTCCGAGGCCGGTGCCGAGGGTTTGGCGGTAGAGGTTGTAAAGAGCAGCATTGTCAGCGGGTGCATAAAGCGCCATCGCAAATGACACCAAGCCGTTATATGTTCCTTGAGCGTCATATCCACTTGCCCCTATATTCAGAGGGCTCAAAGCGGTTCCATTGACAATAGAATGTGTAGCTTCCTGCGTTGCGTTCCTGTTCACGGTCAATACGGAGCCGTTGGAAACCATAGAAAAGCACGCAAAGGCTGCGGGCATTCCAGTTGACAGATGAATTGAGCTAACCCCCGTTCCACTTGTAAGCCTTACGCCAGTGGGCGGCGTGGCGACCGTTCCGATGGCCAAACCAACCGCACTTCCCACATCGTTAAACACGTTGCGAGTGCCAATAGGCATTAACGCTGCTTGGTTGACTTGCGACCAGTCGGAACAAACAAACACGCCGTGATTGTTGGCGTTTGGATTTAGCTGCGTGTCAATATATTGAACAGACGCTTTAATAAAATTCAATCCATCCACCCCCCAAGTCGGCCCATTGGTCAGCGTCCCATTAAAAGTCCCCAGCCCACCCAGCGAATACGCCGTGGTGCCGGTGCCTGCGTTTTGCTCCGAGCGTAACGGCCAGCAGACCATGCTTTCCCACAATCCGAGATCCTTCACGCCGCGCACGAAAGCATTGATGGCCCGCTTGTCACTTGCGCCGGAGCGCCGACAATACTCCGCGGCATCTTTGTCCAGCGACTCGCGGACAATAAGATCGAGCGCCGACATGGCTTACGCCTCGACGGAGCGAAGTTCCAAGACGCGCACCGTGCTGGCCGCGGGCGTGAACGCGCTGGTCGTCTCGGCAATGGCAAACACGGAAGATGACGTCGCGGTGATCGTTTTGCGAAGAAAGTCGTCCTCGGTGAACATGGTGTCGCCCAGATCAACCGGCGCGGAGAGCGTGATGTAGCCCAGATACTTGTCGCGGTCGCCGGAGGGTAGATTGAAGGCCGCGTTGTCCGCAATGCCCGCGGGGGCGCTGGAATAAAGGTGCAGGCGCGTCTGGCCTTGCGTGCTTGATCCGGCATCGATCCGCATTGAAGCGTAAAGCAACACAATCGTCCCGCCGCCTTCGGGCGCGATGTTGGTGAACTGGATGACGCTGGCCGGATCGGTGCCAAGAACGTCGTTGGCCGTGTAGGCGTCGGTGTTGTTCGGTCGCGTGACCGACACTTTGGAAATGTAACGAGGTTTGATCATTGGCGTGTTTTGACTATACCGGCTCAATGGCGCAAGGGTTTATTGCGCCCTGTCCGGCGCGTTGACGATCTCGCCCAAGAGAGCCTTGACGGGATCGGTGACGTCGTGCTTGACCTCGGTCTTGTCGGGTTCGGCCAGTCCAAGGAGTTTGACCAGTTCGCGGACGGCTCCGGTCGCGGCGCTGCAATCCTCGCGGGCGTAGGCTTTGTCGTGGATCTTCTCCAGCTTGTCCGCGGCGCGGGCAATCATGGTTTCCTTCTGCTTCATGCGCGTCTCGCGGGCGATGGGATTGGCTCGTTCGATCAGCCTTTCCGCGGTGCGCTTGCAGACTTTCCACTTGCCGACAATAGCCGACACAAGTTCAGAGTAGCGGCGACCTTCTAAAACCCAGTCGGCCACCACGCTCACGCGGTGTTCCATTTCGCTGTCGGAAGTGATTGGCATGGGTCTTTTTTACTCTGATGGTCAAACTAAAACATTGACCGCGTTTTGATTAATTCTCTCTTATGTTTAAGTCCTCGTCTGCAAACAGACGTAAAGCCTTCATGCGGCTGCGCGGTTTTCGCCACTTGCGAATAACAAACGGACTCTTTGCGATGTCTTCCAACCTTTCTCCACCTCCGCAAATCCATTCCTTGCACTTGTCCGCAATGTGCGAGCAATCAGTTTCCCAGTTTACGACAATGACCGGCACCCCCATTGATCTGTATCGCGTAAGCTGAAACGTGTTTTCTCGCGCCTTGCCTTTTTTGCACTCGATCACGCCGTAAAGCCTGCGCTGATCTTTGATCGCAATGTCCAATCGGCCCGCTGGACTTGTCCATTCCAACTCGCACGGCACTCCGGCGTCTTGCAGGCGTCGATAAACGTCAAATTGCAATGTGGCTTCTGACTTCATTGCTTACCATGAGTGTTCGATGACGCTGAAGTCGTCCTGCGGCAAACAGCAGCATGGTTCGACATCGTTGGGGTCGTTGCGGTCGGTGCGCCCGCCCATTTCAATGCGGTAAGCCATTGGGGTCTTTAGACGGTGCGCGTAAATGCCGTCCGACAACCCAAAGACCACATAAGCCGGAAGGTTGGTGTCCGTAGCAAACTGCATCAGCGCGGACACTCGGCCCAACGAGAGCCAAAGGTGTGGGTATTGTCGCAGCGAGATTGTGTGTCTCGCTTTGATTTCCACCCACGCCCTTGGCGTCCCGTTACGAAAGGCCAAAAAGTCCACCTTGTAGAACGTGGGAGTCTTTTGCAGATCCCAGCCCCACTTGGCGGCGACGACAGCGGCGACATTGGCCTCGCGCTCGACGTCGTTGGCTTGTTCGTGTTTGACCATGATCAGAATGGAATGTCGTCGTCCGGCGCGTCAGTTGTCCGCGGCGTCTCCACCTTCGGTGCGTTGTAGTTGCTGCCCTTTTCCTTTGGTTGCCACGGCGGGCCAAACTTCAGCGAGAGGAAGTCCTTCCCGCTTTTGCTGGTCTGCTCCCAAATACTAATCTCGTAATCGCGGCCTTCAATTTTGACAGGGCCGCTCCACTTGGGCGCTTTGGGGTTGTCTGATTGCCGCTCAAAGGCGGCTCCTCGGTTGTCGTCGTTGTATTGCATGGTGTTGGTGTTGTGTTGATGTCGAGCGTCCCGTTGGGGAGCGCCCAGATTTGTTCGGATCGGAAATGCACAAACGCGCCGTCGCGTTCCATGACGACCGTCCAGATGTCGTTGGCCAGATTGCTCTCGCGGCTGACGATGATCGCCCAGCCATAGCCAAGCGGTGTGTCCACGGGGAACGGGCGTTGCAGTTCCAGCATCATGGGGAAAATGTGACGGCGCTGGGCTTCGCCATATTTGCGTATTGCGTCGTGTGCCGCATACGCACGCCGTCAAAGGGTGCGGAGCGCAGACGCTGGGCCACGGCTGCGCCCCTCGGATGAGCGTCGGTAAGACCCTTGTCCCTTCCCGCTCCTCCTAAAGAGTTCCGGCGGGCTTCGATTAGCGTCATATCGAAGCGGCCCCCACACACATATCGGGCGATTGCCACATGCACGTTGACACAGCCTGTTCCGCCGGAAAGTTTCATCGTCTCTTGGTTTTGACTAAACCTCTACGAAAGTATTGCGGATTGCGTTCCATCCACGCGACGACTTCGCCGGTATTGCCGACGTCCGCGGCGCGAAAGGCGTTGTCGGAAACGAGATAGCAATGCTCTGCGAGAATGTTCATCACCGTAATCTCGTCATCGTGCAGGACGTTCTGGATGTAGGACTCCAGCGTGTTGGGCATGTGTGGATTTTATGGGTGTGGTCAAACGCCGTTTGCGGTTGTGTCTTATGGCCACAAACAATTCATCCAATGCCTTGCGACAAATCGTGTCGTGCATGTCGGCGGCTTCGTCTGGATCGTATCCAAACTCGTCGGCGCATTTAATAAACTGCGACTTTTGCTCGCGCAAAAACCACGCCAATACGTCGGCTTCGTAAAAGTCCAGCTTCACGCTGCCACCACCCCTTCAAGTTCTCTGATTTTCTCGCGGATGCGGGCCACCTCGGCCTTGGCCTCTTCCTTCCACTCCGTTTCCCAAGGGCAGTCGGCTTTTTGTCTCCGGTTCCGCGGGTCACCCTTCATTCGCTCCAGCTTCGCTTTTAAGGCGTCAATGCCTTGTTTGGCGTCCCAGACTCCTTTTGGTTTAGTCAACGCCGTGGCGGGGCGTTTACGCGCAATTGCGGCGGCTCTGGCTTTCATGTTCGCCTGCCAGTTGTGAATTGGCTGGCCGTTCCAGCCTGTCCAGTGGCCGGAAGGGGCGATGGCGCGGGATTCGTTGTCGTGCCAGATTTCCTCCGCGATGTCCTCCTCGACCATGAGCATGCTGGCTGCAACTTTGAATTGCTCCAAAGTAGGAGTCTCAACGACCTCGGCAGGCACTGACTCTTCCCCTTCCATTCCCTTTACCTTTCCATTCCCTTTCCCTTTCCGTTCAAGGTCAGCTTCAAGCACTGCTTCAAGCTGTGCTTCGGAACGCGCTCTGCCACTGGCTTTGCCGCCCTTGGCACCCGCCTCGCGCTTGGCCCGCAACTCCGCTTCCTTGCTCACCGGATAATGGCAAACGAGCAGATCGTCGCCAGCCCACTGGTAAAGCTGTGCTTCAAGCTGTGCTTCAGCAGAGGTGATACCACAGGTCTGCTGCCACTGGCGGCATTTCCATGACCGGCAATTGCGGATAATGCCTCCGTTTTCTTGATCCGCGCAGTAGGCCAAGAGGTTAAGCCACGTTGCGCGTTCCACCGGCTCCGCACCGACGTAGTCGGGCGAACGGAGGATGCTGATTTCGATGTTAAGCCACTTCATAGCCTCTCCTTCATCGTGATTTCCAAATACGGATCTCCCACGCGGCACTTCTCCGCGACCAGTTGATCCACCAGCGCGTCGTCCGCGATCCATCCGGCAGGCACCAGCGCGTCGAGGACGCCCTTGCACAAGTTGTCGAGGTCGGGACGCACCGCGTGGATGCGCTCGTTTGGCCTCGCCTTGGTCACGCGGAACGCGAACTTGATCTTGATCAAGACCGGAAACTCCACTGGTTGCCGCGGCTTAAACTGCCGAAGCTGCAAGACCAGCGCGTCCTGCGCGTCCTTGACCTTTTTCTTTGTGAAGAACATGGGGCGACCGGCGCGAACCATCACGCCCTTCTGCTGGGCGGTAACGGTTGGTGGGTCGCCGTTAATAATTGCGGTAATCATTGTGCGGGCTTTTTTCTGCGCGGTGGGCGCGGTTTGACTGCGGTGATCCGGCGCATTACGAAGCTGGTTGGTAGACCGATTTCGATGAGGGCGGCTTGGAGGTCGCTGTCGGGAACCTCCGCGCCGTGCTTGAGCATGTCGTCGAGGACGTCGCAGCGTTCGCCGTGCATGCGGAGGGAAAGCGTCTCCCACCAGATGATCCGCGCCGCGGCATGCCGCACCGGCAGCGCCAGCGTCAACAGACGCTGACGCCACTCGGTGGGCGTGACGCCCTTGCTCCATCTCGGAACAAAGGATTTTTCGCTCATTGCCCCTCGGCCTCCTGCCGCCCGCCGCCAAGGCGAAGCACTTCCAACAGCACTTGATTGACGCGCTTCTCGGCTTTCACCTCAAAACGAGTGTTGGTCAACTTGTCCTCGCTGCGTTGCAACCGCTCAAGCAACCCGTTGTATTGCTCAAGTAGGTCGTTGTATTTTTTCTCCGCGGCTAAAGCCTTGCACCGGATGATGTCCATATCCTTGAGGAGCTTGGCGCTTGTTAGCTTGGTCTGTTCGCTCATAGCGCCGCCTCCGCTTGCTTTGCCGCCCACGCCGGTAACCCCAGCGTAGTGATGTCGGTCGTGAAGGACGGCCAGTGATCCTCGGCCATGCAGTGCTTCACAAGCGCGAGGTCACGCTGGTATTGCTTGCGGCCCCACGCGATGGCGTCTTGATCCAGAGCGTAGACGGCGACCGCAAACGGCGGCGTCTTCTCCACGCACACAAACAGGAACTCCGTCTTGTCGATCCCCAGCAGTTGGCAGAGGTCGAGGTAATAGGCGGCTTGAACATCGTAGCGATAACTCGCCACGCTCTTGGCCATCATGTCGGGATCTGCTGACTGGCAGCTTTTGATGTCCACGATCACGTTGCCGCCCTCCGGCAGCGCGTCGATACGCGCTTTGCGAAGGACGCCATCTTCGCCATTTGCGAATAGCGAAACTTCCGTCCTTGCGTTGTCCAAGACGCGCTTGACCGCGGGGTGCGCGTGAACCGAATCGCGCATACCCTTGATCGTCACATACTCGTCTTGTGTGATGATCGTTTTGGTCTGCGCGGCCTTCCACTCCTTACCCTCTTTGGTCGAGAGATTCAGACCCTCCGGCTTGACCGATACGTCCAACGCATCCGGTTCCAGTATAGCGCGGTGGATCATCTGCCCCAAGCGCATGGCGGGCGTTGTCTCTGTTTTGAACAGCCCGTCAATGTATGCCTTGAAGTGCGCGGGCGTCCGCGGAGGAGCAACGTAGTCCAGAGCGGACTTCGATATGCCCTCGGCAGCGCGGTATTGCTTTTCCGGTAGCGATAGGATTCCGGTGTTCATAGTCCGGCCTCCTTGACAGCAGCATCGAGCGCGGCGCTTTCCCCGCGGCGCTGTTTGAGTTCCTCAAGGAACTCGCCCACAGAACTGTCGCGTGGCATGCGGTCAGCGAGGGTGTGCAGCCACTCGACCGCCCAGACGAGGTCGGCGTTCATTTCACCACCTCCGCGAACAGTTCGCCGGTTGCCTTGTCGTTAAGGGCGGCACGCTGGCTTGGCTCCGCGGCGCTGTCGAAGAACTCCGCGGCGGTTGTCACCTCCGGCAGCACTACGCCCTCGGCCACTTTGCGGGTGGTCACATTCCGCGGCGAATAGTCGCGCACCTCTTCGGTCACTCCAAACCCGCGCAGCGCGTCTGGAAACGAATCGCGCAACGCCCAGCTACGCGCCCGCATTTGCAACATCCGCTGGGGATACTGCTGCCACGGGCCATCGCGGCCAGTCAGCTTCGCTCGCTTGGCGTCCTCCATCGAGAAGGTGCGAACGCATGGCGTGCGGCCACGGCGCTTGATCGTGCATGTCGCCTTGTCGGTTCCCGCCACCTCGTCGATGTCCTCAAATTCGGGATGACGCATGGCCAACGCCAAGGCGGCATCGCCAAAGATGCAGGGCTTGCCGTTGACGACGGCAATCGACTGCAAAGCCTGCATGGGCGCGAGGCCAACTTCCATTCCGGCTTGAATTGCGACCATCACCTTCTCCGGTGTGTCGAAACTTTTGGGAGCCAGCGTGGAGTTTACGACCGCTTTGCAAAAGCGGCCCATTTCATCGAAGCTGCGAAGTTGCACTCCGTGTTGGTCGAGTTGGATCTCGACGGGTTGGGTCTTCTGGAGAGCCAGTTGACCATTTTCTGCTGTCATTGTATTAGTTCCCTTCATTGTGTTCTGACCCGTCGGCGCGGCATGCTGCGTCGGCGGGTTTTGTTTTGTGGGTTGCATGCCTAAATTCGTGTGCTGCGGTTTTCGATTTTCCGAAGCAACCAGCGGTTCCAGCGGTGGTTGTCATTGGCGGTCGCGTGACCGGCGACCCATCCCAGTCCGTAGACGAGGACGAGTGTCATCGCCCACAGGGCGGTGAGGCATCCGACGAGTGCGTAGTCCATTAGGCCCACCTCGCCTGTTTGAGTTTGCGGAGGATGGCAATGCAGTCGCGGACGCTGCTGCGCCAGTAGGGACTGTCGTTGCGCCATTTCCATCGACGGCACAGCGTTGCTGTAACGCTGACCTCCAGCGTTGTGAGTTCGCGCAACCGGAAGGTTGGGACGTTGAGTTCGGGTGTGTTCATTGTGTTTTTGCGTTGTGTTTAAGCCGCTGCGACATGGCAGAGGCAAAAGTGGCGGGGTTCGGGTTGATGTGTTCGCCCTCGGAGATGAGCCATGCGTGGATGTCCGCGTAGGGCCATCCCTTGCGGCGCAAGATGGCGACCGGCTCGACGAGTTGGTCGTAGTTGTGGCGACCGTTGCGGGGCGCGGCTCCGCGGGCTTTATCGATCAGCGTCATGAGGCGTGGGCGTTAGGTGTATGACACCTGTAGGCGCAAAAAAGTCCGACAAAACCTTCGTCACCTGTTTGGTGAAGCTCCGGTGTTCGGACTGCGCGTGTTGTTCGATGACCGCAGCAAGGTCACGCGGCATCGATATGCTTTTGCGGGTGGTGGGTTCGGTGGGCATGGGCTTGGTTGGAAGGCAATGTTAAGGGTGGTCATTTAATATCCACTTCTTGCCGTATCTTTCTAAAAGAACGTCGTAATCCGGTTTCTCAAAGCCTTCGGTAATTCTGCTGCTGTGCGCTTCTTCTGCATCTGCAATCCATTGTTCCAGAGTCCTCATGTTGAGCCGCGGAACATCCACATTGTAGCCTCGCGTGTAGCCAGAAATGGTATCGACAAAGTAAAAGTATCCGTCGCCGTTCCCATGAACCTCCAGATTGAGGTGAGCGATGGCCTTGTTGATGCGCGCTTTTGTTAGCATGGCGTTATTGAGAGCGCCTAACCGATGTGTTGCCAGCGTTGGCGTGACGGCGCACCATCGCGTCAGACCTCGCTTGGCGGCGTTTCTCACGCAGCCGCTCCATTGCGGTCTGCGGACGCGCAGTCGTGATGTTCGCTGCGCCCGTCGTTGTGTTTTCGTTTTTCATTGTGTGTGTGGAGCCTCGATTTGCATCGAAGTTAGGTGCATTACACCATGTGTCCTACACCTTGCCAAGAAAAAAATGATGGCCCCGCTAAATTTTTTTCCGGCTGAACTTGAAGGTCTGGTTTTCGCGCAGGAACTTCTTCGCTTCGGGATAGCGGGTAGCAAGGATTTCCAAGGTCGCCCTTGTAAAGTCGCCCCCGTATTGCGCGTCGGCCACGCCTTGGATGCGCTCGACCAAGTCACTGGGAAACGACAAGGACTTCACCACCCGATCTTTCGACCGGCGGTTGCCGCTGGCGCTGGTTTTCTTTTTCATGGAAGCAAGTGTCATTCACCTTCATACACCTGTCAATGGCGTCGGCCAACAATTCGGATGGGGTAAAACCCTCCCTTTCTGCGATTTGCAAAACGAGTTCAATAGCTTGGTGTTCCATATCACCCGCGAGACTACTGACGGGCATAGGACATCCGCTGTCCAACCCGTCTCATCTTTTTAATATCACGCGGCCTTGGGCGTCCGCTTGTGAAACGCCTTGCCCCGCCGCTTGTAGACCCCGCGGATTAGCCTTTCTTTGTAGCTGGGGTTGTCCTCGTAGAACGCTGCCTTACGCTTGCGCTCCTTGGCGGCGAACTTTGGGTCAGCGTAGCGGTCGCGGTAGCGTTGCCGCATGTATTCCTTCTGCCGGTCGGGATCCGCGTATGGCATGACTGGTATGAGTCAAAACCAGTTCTTAATAGCCTGCAATATCTAAAATGAGTGTCAACTGGGTGTGTCAACTTTAAGCCCCATCCGCTATTTTACAGAGAGAGAGGCGAGGGTCGGAATCGAACCGACGCTTCGTGTAACCCCTTCTGTTACAGAGAAAAAGGACTATTTTCTTGATGCATTGTAGGCATTTTAGTGTAGAACTGGCTGTGCCAACTATGGCTTCCCTCATCACCCTTTCCAACAGTCCCTACTGGATGGCGCGGATGCGCGTCTGGGCGACATCGTCTGAACATCCCGATGGCGGCTTTTGGCGGCAGACTTGTCGTAGCACCAAAATGCCCCACAAGACAATTTCACGCCGCGTGGCCCAGCGTTACGCCGACGAGATGGAGCGGATCGGTCGGGAGCTACGCGACCAGATACCGGACGAGGTGTTCCACAGGTCACGCTTGGAGGCGCTTATGCGGGCCGCGGGCGTCCAAGGGGCGCGGAGGCGCACCACTTGGGAAAAGGCCGCACAGGGCTTTCTGGACGCAAAGACGGCCAAGCCTCGCAGCATGGAGAGCTACATAAAGCATTGTCAGCATTTTGCGGATTTCCTTGGCCAGCGAGCGCGGCATGACCTTCAGTCGGTCGAGCCGGACGACATCAGCGCCTTCTACCACGATCTGCTCAAGCGCGGCCTCTCCCGCACCAGCGCCCAGCAGATCACCAAAACCGTCCGCGGCGTCTTGCACCGCGCCCTGCACCTCCGGCAGATCGACGCCAATCCGGCGGCGCTGTTTCGCATGAGCGAGGACGGGCCGCAATCTGGCCGCAAGCCGTTTAGCACCGCGGACATTAACGCCATTCTTGCCGCCGCGGAGCCAGAATGGAAAGTCGCCTGCCTCTTCGGGCTTTACTACGGGATGCGCTTGGGAGACGCCACGCGCCGGAGCTACGAAGAAATTGAAGACGGCGTCCTGCGCTTTGTGCCGGAGAAAAAAAGTCGCAAGGCCCGCGTAGTTTCTGTGCCGCTCGTAGGTGAACTTTCCATCCTCCGCGGGACGGGTCAAATCACGCCCAGTCTTTCCAGCATGACGGCCAGCGTGGCCTCGCGCACGTTTACCCGTCTACTCGACCGCGCCGGTATCACACGGACGACGACCCAGAAGAAAGGCAAGGGTCGCGGGGTGACTGACAAGTCTTTTCATAGCTGGAGACATACGATCAACAGCCTCATGCTCGACGCAGGGGTTGATCAGCGCGTCCGACAACTCGTCTGCGACCACGATTCGACAAAGGTCAGCAACAACTACACTCATGCTTCGATACAAACTATGGCCGAAGCGATTAGGCGTTCTGTGCCGACGTTAGAACGTAAGGAATGACCTTCTGCCCGTAGCGATCCATCTCCCCGTAAACGAGGCCGATGAAGCTGGGCCACTGCTCGCGTGGGATCGTCTGGCATCCAAGACTTGAAGTCACAGATTGTGATACCGAACTGATGCTGCCCCCGCGGTGAATGTTAATGGCCACGCCCTGCGAGCGTCCAAGCTGTCCGTCCCGCGTCACAGGCAGCGATTCGCTGGGGTTGGCTGGGCGCAGCGCCGGATAAGGATTGCCGCGGGAAATGCCGTGCTTGCCCTTCCGGTATTGGTGGACGCCTTCAACGAGTGACGCGATCCCTTTCCGCCAAAACGACGGGTCAGTGTTGCCGTTGTAAGCAGCGAACGCGGTGGGCGAGATCACTGCAATGCAGTCATCCCAGATGTTGCGGTCGTTCTTTTTCGGGTCGCCAAGCGTGCGGAGGTAATAGCCGCGGATGCCCACAATAGCGACAGAGTCTTTGACTCCGTGCTTGCGGGCAATCTCCTCGACGTCCTGCGCGGTGATCCGCGGGCGCGTCTTGGGTTTAGTTGCGGGCATCGCGTGCCATGACCAAACCAAATCCCGCGGTCAGCGAAGCAAAGAGCAACCCAAGGTCGGGAAGCTGTCCGGTGGTAAGGAAATCGCGGCCAGCACTGGAGGCCGAAGCGATGATGGTGAGGATGCCCAAAAGGGTCGTTTGCCAATTTTTCATTTTGTTGATGTCGGTTTGGCCAACGGCATGGATACCGTCAGCGATTTGTTAGTGAAGTCGTAGCCAAAGCGGACTTCGGAAAGATTGGCGCAGCCTGTCAGCGCAAAGGCGGCGAGGATAAGAAAGAGGCGCATGTTTTGACTACACCCGCACGCCGGATGGGGGTCAAGGGTTTGAGGCCAATGCGGCGATAGCTTCGGCGCTCGCGGCTTCGTAGGAACAAGGTGCAGCGGGCCAATCGTTCCGCGGCGAAGGATCAACCGCCGATGCCACGATCAGCTGCGAAGTCCAATCGCGCAGGGATTGCATGAGCGGCCCAAGGGGTTTACCCGCCAGCACAAGCGACAAGCGAAGATCGGACAGCGCGTGGAGTTGCGTGCTGGTGAGGTGCTGCTCGACCCATTCGGCGGCGGTGATCGGTTCGCCCTGCGGTTGAGGTTCTGCCATTTGCCAATCGGGCGGAAGATCAGCTTCTGCCACGGCGCGGGTGCCTGCGGGCGGCTTCCAACCGGCAGGCTGGTCGGGGCGAACAAAGGTCACAACCTTGCCGTCTGATTCGCGGATGATGGCGAGTGAGTTCATGTCAGAAACAGTTGATGCGGACAAAGCCGTCGCCGCCGTTGCCGCCAGCGCCACTTAAAAATCCAGAAAGCGCAGCACCACCGCCGCCGCCACCGCCGCCAAGCCCACCAGCGTTGTCTCCCGCTTGTGCGTCGGCGGTTATTGAGGCGTTGCCGCCCCTTGCGCCTGTGCCGATTCTTGGCGAGAGGTTGGGCAAAAGAAAAGATTCACGCATGTCTGTAAAGGAACCGCCCGACAGTGCTCCGCCATTATATGCCGTTGGTGTTGCGTCGATGGAGCCGCCGCCTCTGCCGCCTTGCGTGCTGTTATTGTTGCCGCCGCCACCAGCGTTGCCAACCAAGTTGCCCGCGTTGCCCGCAACCCCGTTGCCGCCACTGCCAAGTATGCTTCCTGTGGTTCCTGTTCCAGCCGTTCCAACGGAGCCAAGAACGCCATTTTGCCCGCCCCCGCCACCGCCTCCTGCCGCAAAACTGGAGCTTGTCCGCAGCGTAATGTTTGGCGTAACCCATCTGACATAGGTGTCGCCGCCTGTCGTCCCAGCTAACCCATTGCCGATAGCGGTTCCGCGGGCCGCTGCTCCTGCACCCCCCGCGCCGACGAGAACTTCAATCTGATCTCCGCCCGTGATCCGTGTTGTGAACGTGCCATACGCGCCGCTGCCGCCGCCGCCGCCACCGCCGACAACAGAACCAGATGCGCCAACGCGCCCGCTGCCACCACCGCCACCCGCGCCGATCATTGTGATGACTTGCATCGTAGACCATGACGGAATGTTCCAGACCCAGACAGAGCCAGAGCCTCCTGTGGCTCCAGACGGTGCTGTTGCGTAGTAGAAGTCGAAGACTTGGCTGGACAATGCGATGGTTCCAGAGGCATTGGGAACTGTAAGCGTGCGAACCGTCGAGGAGCTAATCCCCGACAGATCAAATTTTAATTCCTTGCTTGGTGTAGTTCCGTCATAGAGCGACCAGTTGGCGGAAGAGTTCACCTCTGGAAACGCGCCAAGATAAGTCCAATCCGCGGCCACGCCGTTGTTGGCCACTCGCACATACAGTCCTGCGGGCCGACGGTTGATCAGCCACAGGCCGGAACCGGCCTTGCATAGATAGACAGAGTCGAGGGCTGGCGTCCCAAGGGTAACGGGCAATGCCGTCGGGTCGGCCACTACTCCGTTGATGTAGCTTGTCCCGCCCCCTGCTCCGACGAGGTCGAGTTGGCCGGTGATCGGATTGTAGTCGAAGGTCGCCACTGATTACGTCCAGTAAGTGTCCTTCACCTCGTCGCCATTGTATCGAATGTTCTTCGTGGCGATGAGCGTGCCGGTTTCGGTCGCGGGATTGTAAGTCGAGAAGTATTCAACCTTGGTCACCTTGCCGCTGGTGTAGGTGAACTTTTCCGCGGTCGCTCCGGCGGGCTTGTCCGCGGAAAGCAGCGCAGGCTTGCCATCCGGCCCCTGCGCGACGAGGACGACGTTGGAGGCAATCTTGTTCCAGTCTTGGATTTTGACGCTCATTTACTTGACCCCCTTCAAAGTGTGATGGACGTCGCGGATCGACTGGTCGATCTGGTGCAGCGACTGGTTGAGTTTCTCCGCGTTCGCGTGGCGCTGCTCGCGCTCTTTGGAAAGTTCGACGAGGAAAGAATCACGCGCCTTGTCCAAGTGGTTGATGAAAGCCGGAGCGACCTTGACCAAAAGCATGATGGCGGAAAAAGCGACCAGTCCAAAGCTGCCCAGTTCCGCCACAGTGCGAAGCCATCCGAAGGACTCCATGACCGGAGCGGCGGTAGCAAACACGCCGAAAGTTCCTGCGGTGAGCATGGCTGCGCTGGTTTTGAGTTCAAGGATCATGGCTGCTCGACCCCCAAGATGAACATGGCCTCCGCGACGAGTTCTTCAAAGCTGTGCGGCGGTTCTGCAAAGTTAGTCTGCCCCTGCGCGGCTTGAATCGTGATGCCGTTGAGCCAATCGTAGACTGCCTCAAGCATGGGCGCGTCTTCTTCGGGAAACGTGTCGCGCCAGTCTTTCATCTGGAGCAGGCGAGCGGTGCTGTAGTGTGACGCGATGTGGGCCTCCGCGAGATCAAGCGGACTGATCACAGGAACCTCCGGTTGCGGACGGCTTTGGATTTCCGCGATTTCCTCCGGCGTAAGCGGGATGACTTGCTGCTCTCCGGTGATGACGTTGACTTCGATGCGGTTCATAATTAGCCCTCGTAAATGATGTTGATGCTACCGGCGTCGAAGGTGTCGGAGCCGTTGACGGTGGTGAGGCGGATGCGGTCGAGGGTTCCTGAAAGGGAGACTTGGAATCCGCCCATTCCGGTTTCTGCGACACCGCTAAGTCCAACTATGCCACCGCCAACCCACACATTTCCGCTGACATTGGCTATTGTCGCCGTGCCGTGGCGTGCATACGACGCAAGACCATTATGCCCGAATACCATGCCGGACGTATAGTTTGACGTTCCAACTCCCGATGCTGTTAAAAGCGTGCTTGCCCCAGAATAAGAGCTTGTCGCAAAGCCAGAGGATGTTCCGAGTTGAAATTGTAAGGCGCTTGAACCATTGGTACTCACCCCATTAAACATCACTGTAATCCGCTTCACCCAAGACGGAATAGGAGTGAAGTCGATTGCCACTCCACTGGTGGTTGGAGCCGCCGTCGCAAGCGTAAGCGGCTGCGAAAGTTTCGCCGGAGTGACGGCGGCGTCTGCAATATTCGCCGTCGGAACAACGCCAGTTGTCAGCGTCGTGGCGTCGTCGAACGTGATGCCGGAGGATGTGATGGAGGTTGGCATGGTTAAGTTTCTATGCTGCGCGGGCGAGGAAGCCGGAAAGGAATGTTCCTCCAGAAGATGCCGTTACGGTCATTGTGGTCACGTTTGCAGTGCCTTGATAATGCACAGCCCACAATTCAACATAATCCGTAGTTCCGTTTAGATAGATCAAATCAGAGCCATTTGATTGATATGTTCCAGACTGTCCGTGTGATCCGGCGGTGACACCGGCGCCGTTTTTTGTAAGAATCGCATTCCCAGCGAGCGCATTTTCCATCCGAATAGCAAAATTAAAATGGTAATAGCCAGCCACGTTTGGCGTGAAGCGAGAAGACGCGAAGCAGTTGGATGTATCAAAATCTTCAGCAGCCAGTGTTACGCGAGCAGGAATGTTATTGGTTATTGTAGTTGTTCCGGTTGCATACGCCCGAAACGCTGGGCCAGTTGTTGCCACATTGCTCGCCAACTTGGCTTGGGTCACCGCCCCATTAGCAATCCCGCTAATACCTCCGGTCGTCACCGTAGCCGCGGTCGTCCCGTTTACTTTGATGTAGCCTTGGGCGAGTGTTGGATCTGCTTCGATGCTGATTGGCATAATGGTGGGTGGTTAGCGGAAGATGGCGACGGAATAAACTTTTGAGTCGGCCACGGCGCTTGTGGTGTCGGTAAGTGAATACACGCGAAGCTGTGTTGTTGAGCGAAGAACGGAATCGTGTTGTTCCATGAACCCGCGCCCTTGCGATGCTGTTTGTGAACCCCCGCTCAACATTGCCGCGTAGTTGGAATCCGGCATCGCCGTTGTAAATGTAATCGTGTAATCGCCGGTTCCGTTTCGCAAAACGCTCGTCACGTTGCCAGAAGCGTTAATGAAGCGGTTGGTATTTGCCGTTGAAGTCGCTCCAGTTGTGTCCTTCGTCCCGTCAAAATTGACCCATGCGCGACACGCATAAGTCGGCGCATCGCCGCTGGTTGTCGAAAACTTACCCGCTGTCGTTGCAGTATCCGCGTTCCCCGTCACGTTGCCCGTGAGGTTGCCGCCGAATCCCGAAGTTCCGTTGATGGTTGCTGGCATGGTCTTAAACGATTGTCCAAGTTGATCCGTTGGGAACGGTGACTGTCACTCCGCTGGCGACCGTAATCGGGCCTGCGGACATTGCGTTTTTGTTGGTCGAAATCGTGTAGTTCGTGTTCACGCTCTGGTCGTTCTCGTAGAACGTGCGGTCTGTTCCGGCTCCGGTGGCCCCGCCGATCTTGGCCGAAGGGTCGATCTTCGATGCGGTGACGGCCCCGTCTGCCAGCTTCGGCGTAGTGACCGCCGCGGTTTGAATGGCCGCGGTGTTGACGGTGTCCGCGTTGACCAGCAGCACTGTCCAGTTTCCGGCGCTGGTTCCGGTGGCGATGTAGACGACGCCCTCGTCGCGCTGGGTGGCAAGCTGGCCCGCGTAGTCCGGCACAGCGGCGTTGCGTTGACCGGCGTCAGCAAAGGTGCGGATGCCCGCGGGAACGGAAAGCGTGGTGCCGGTCAGCGTAAGAAACTCGCGCAGTTCGGCGGGCGTCATGGCCTTGGGTTGCTTGGAGGCGTTGAGTCCAATGACCGTATTGGCCGCGGCGACCAGAGCGTCGAGCGCGGTGTCGGCCTCGCTGACGCGGAAAGCGCGGTTGACCTTACGCTCGGACTGCTGGGTCAGCATGGTCAGCTTGTCCAGCGCCCTCTCATGGCTGGCCGCGGGGAAGTCGCCGCCCACTAGGTAGTCGGTCGTCTGGGTGGCCGGAACGCTGCGGAAGATTGTGACTGTCGAGGTGGCCGGAACGGCAACCGATGTGCGGACAGTGCCGCCGTTTTCGCTGCCAGCGCCGATGTGGTTGATGAGCGTGACCGGCGTTTCGACGCCCGTGGCCGTCACTTTTTGCGTGGCGGCGAGGTGGCCATTCTCCAGAAAGTAGAACGGGACGGTATACGACAGCGTGAGGCTGGCGTTGCCCGTATAAGTGATTGAAGAAATGTCGCTCTGAACG